ATAGAAGATTGCGTATTCTTGAAGAATTCCTTTCGACGTGAAGGTATGATCTACCATGCCATTATGGATGAAACCACCCTTAATGAAATGGTTAATTGGATCAGGGATAGTGATGATGACTATGCTGCTACAGTTGTTAATGCCAATATGGCTTTGATGATGTGGTACCATTATGGAGTTGATCGCTTTGAGATGGAACGATCTAAATTACAAACTGCCCTAATTGATGCTGGTAGAAAATATAATAATGTTCCACATTTATTGACATGGGACTATTTAGATATGTGTTTTATGACTGATCGTAATCCTATAGCAACTGAAGACATCCCTGCCATTGAGGCCACTACTAAGGTTCTTGAAACAATTCAAGAGGTTGAGGTTGAGTCTGCACCTACTAAACCACGTAAATCATGGCTTAGCCGACTTAATATATCAACTAAAGCCGAAGGGCAAAGGGATGATATTATTAATGATGTGGATATAACACCATTACATATTCCTGAAGGATATCGTCTTTTGGTTCCCACAGAGAATTTCGACTGGCCGCGTGTTAGTTATGAGTATATTAAACGTGATTGTTTTTATAAGCCCGAACTTTTTGTTCGTATTTTTGATATGATTAACAATTGCGAGAACATTACTCATCGTAGGGATGATTTATGTGATGCTTGGATTTATGTTTGTGACAACGTACGAGGTGATGCTCTTCTTGATGACATGTTTAATTTATTGAGGTTCGTTTTTGATGTTGATTTGTTAACACCACAGGGTAATCGTATAACCTTTAAGGAGTTTATTAATGACCACCTTCCTATAGCTCAAGGTTTGGAGAAAGTTGATGTTCCAGGTACGACAGCTGGTGAAATTGGTGATACAAATGTTAAAGAAGAGACTAATTATGCTGGTGCTGTTACATTCATCGAACAAACTCCAGCTGTTGAAGTTGATAGAACTATCAGTCCACGACAGTCTGAAGATTTGATGTTTGGTGCATGGAGTATACAGCGTATTTTTGGTAAGCCACAGCGTTTGGGTACTTATGCTTTTACTACGACTCAGTTGACTGGTGATGTTTTGAAAACATTTGATTTACCACAGGTCTTAAGTACTGTTGCTGTTTGGAGACCTGTTATGTCAGCATTTACTTTTATGAAGTATAGACCAGTCTTTCGTATACAGATCAACGGAAATAAGTTTGCCGCAGGCAGGCTCTTAGCATACATTTTACCTTATAATATAGGTACATTTTTTGATGATAATAATAAAAACATTAGTGGTTATACTGG